TATCTCTTCTGTTGAGAGGCCGTCATCTTCTAACTCCTGGATATCCTGAACAAATTGTTCTGTGACTTGTTCAATTTGCAGTTCATAGGCTTCAACTGCTTGGTCTATTGTCATTAGTTAAGATATTGAGTAGTCTGTTTTGTGGTTGCTTCTGACCTTGAAATTCTTCTTGCTGTTTTGCAAATGCATCTTTTGAAGCTTGATCTGAGTCACTATTATAAAATTCATAATAGTCCATAGGTGTTGCAAGGCCACGATCAAATCTCCATGACCAGAGCATAATCTCACTCTCTGGAGTTACAGCATAATTCGGCTCAAGGAAATCCACACTATAGTCATCGCCTATATTGACATTGGCTTCTACTTGTAAGATTGCTTTATCCACTTCGTATCTGCGATGCTCCCATGGCCGCCATGTGTCTTCAGTCATTGCCGTTGTTTCATCTTTATTTTCAAGTTCTTCTATTGCAAGCGCAGCCGCAGATGGCGCATTCCCAGAATTATCTCTAGCATACTTGGCACGGATATGGTTGTTATTCAGTGTGGTTTCCACTAGAAATCTTGTTGCTTCGATAATTTCTGTTAATGATCCACCGGCATTGGTTACACCAAAATTGGCTCCTTCAGGCAAATAAAGTATCTTATCCGTACCTACAGAAATCCGTGATGCATCATCCACTCCACTGATGTACTTGATCCCCATTGCACCGTACCTAATGGCGATTTCCAACTCAAGGAGTGCCACATTCACGGCTAAATCGGTCTGAGCTACATCCATTGCATTCCCAACACTATAATCTCTGATCGGTGGGTAGCGGTGAGAGAATGTAACTGGAAGAATGCCATATGGATTTACATCGCCTTCATTCACCGATATCTTGTTCCCATGCTCATCTAAGAGATAATGGCTGTCATGGGTCCATACCGCATGGAGCGGTGCAGCCATTCTGGCATTGCCTTGATACTCGATGGGATAGCATACTCCCACCGGCTTATCTCTGGAATTACCAGCTAAAAATAATGGCTCAAAATGACTCAGGATCTCGTATTCGATCTTGCCTGTCATTTCATTCCACACACTGCGGAATGCCATATTGCCAAGTAAAAATGTTAAACGCTCCAGCATACGGCGCTGGGCATTCAAACTATGTTTGTCAATCAGAGAAATATATGACTCACTGGAGCGCATCCTGGGTGGCCTCTTGTAGGTCATTGAGCGAAGAGAACATACACGTCGGGTGAGATTGTTCTGCGGGATCACTGCTTGCCTCAGAGTTTCGGCTCCAAAGTAGTTCGAAACATAATTCTCCAGATTGATACCTTCATACCAATCCATCAAATAATCACGTTCTCTGACACGCGAATCTTCTATATATCTTAATTTCTTTTTCAGTGCGGTTTGTACCGCGCCCTGACTTAAATCTGGAATCGTTAGCATATCATATTTATAGCCAATCGATGACACCCGCACTGCGGGAGCGCATCGGGAATAGGTTTGTGAGTAGAAAACGCAATGCATCACAATGGTGATCAAACTTGCCATCCTTCTGCGGTTCGTGGCGCAGTGCGCTGTTCTCGCGATGCTCCGGGTAGTGGTAATTCTCGTATGCCTGAATGCTTTCCTTGCACTTGGGATTAATATAGAAATGCGTGTCTCCGGCTGCATCTTCAAACCATCTTCGTACATGAGACACACCGGATACCACGTTCCTGGTGATGGCATCTCTTCTGATATTGACTTTTAAACCATGCTGGCGAAACACGGCTATATCCGAAATTCCACTCTGAAGATTAGTGCCACTCCCCGCCGGGTCGCCCCATATGCCGGTGAATGTGTACGGCATTGCCTTTAACTTCTTGGCGAAATCTTCTGTTTTGACATTCTTTAAACTCAATTCGTCAATCTGGTGTATGTCGGCAAAGCCCTTGCGCTCGTTGTGGAGCTGGATGACCACTGCTGCGGAGTGGCGATATCCGAAGTCCAATCCACAATATACCGGCTTGGATGGGTCGTACTTAACTGTGTCGGTGACTTGTGTGAATCGGTCCATCGGATAAACTTTACCAGAGTAGGACTGAAAACGGCATTCGATTTCTTGGGCATAAGTTTCCTTTGTAAGTGTTCGTTTTAACTCTTCTATGTCATCTTTGAAATACGGGGATAAAGTGCTTGGAAATCTCCAGGATTCCCATTCCGGGAATTCTGGGCTTTGTCCAAACTCGTAAAGCTTGTGCAAGTAGTTGAAACCACGAGGTGTACTGGTGAATAATGCCCATCCTTGCCTGTCTGCTAGTGTGGGTCGGAGATGCATCTCGAAAGTGTTTCGTGGGATAAGTGCTGCTTCATCAATGATTAAATAATCTACGCCCTCTCCAATAAGTGAATCCTGGTTCTCCGCACTCTTCACAGATAACTCACTATTGAGTCCGGCCATCTTCATGTAATACAAATCACCAGATACTTCCTTCTTGGATGCGATGGGCAACTTGAGTTGAGTCATCACTACCCGCTTCACCTCTCTGGCAATCTTATTCGCTAAGTTGTAATTGGGACCCACTATCCAACCACGCGTGTTGGGAGTTAAGAGCCAAGGGAGTACCTCGTGAGCAGCCGACCAGGACTTGCCTGAACGTCTTCCCATGAGAACTACTCTAAATCGGGCTTTGGAATTATGATATGCCAGTTGCTGTGGAGTCGGGCTGTATCCCAAGTGCCTCCAGAGCTTCTGCTTGTTCACTATTTTTGTTATCAACCGGGTTCTCCTCGAAACCGCATTCTTTTAACACTGTTTCAAGATTTCCTGTCATGTCGATCGCTGTCTTATCAGACATACCTAAGTAGTTCTTGGCCATGAAGATCTGCATTGCGATGGAATTATTCTCCATGGCGCTGGTCCACATTGCTCTGCGCAAACTGAACTTCATCTCTTCTTTGCCAGCTTCCACCTTCGCTTTGAAACGCTTGCGGATGGTGGATTCGTCACACTCGAAATATTTGCCTATTTCAGTGTAGGTACAGCCGAATGATGCGAGCATCTTGACTTGTTCCGGGTCGATTGCATCGTTTTTTTTACTCATCACTAGTACCTGAATCGATTACATTGCGAATCTTGATTAGAGTTCGCCGCCAGTATTCCTTGCACGAACTATCTGTTACGCCTACGACTTCTGCTATCTCTGGAAAGGTGTGGTCTAGGCAGCGGAGTTGGAAAACTTGCAGTTCTCGCGGACTGAGCAAGTCGTAAAACTGGTGTGCGGATAGCTGGAGCCAGCGGAGCGGTGGTGAGATCAGCCCGGATCGGAAAACCACCATCTTTTCTAGGTACTCGTCTGCTTGATCAGAAGCATCGAGGAGTCGCTCGGCATCCGCATCCGTGATTGTATGCCATTGAGATTCTTCCATAAAAGCGACATAAAGTTACACATTATAAGTGTTGCCAAAAATGGGTAAAAAAAATTTATGAGATGGTAAGTGGGGCGCCGCCCCGGCTGCCTTGGTGTACCCGGTGTCACGTCGATAAATGGATAAACCATCCATCGTGCCACCGACGAGAGATTTGCGCCGTGGGATAAACTGGGATAAACTAAACAAGGCCGGCCGGTTCCGTCTAGTTCTCTTTTGAATTCGGTTTAACACTGGAATGATATTTATTAAAGTGTTACCAAAGTACTTTGATTAAATGCGACATTAAGTTAAATTTAGTCAACTAAATAGTGAGGTATCTAGTGAAGACAATAAACCAAATACAAACCATTGACGTAAGCGCGTTGGAGTGGTTTGACAGTATCAATGGCAATTCATATTTCGCCGGTAAAGTCATAATCAATTACGGCACAGACAGCCAAGTTACATTGCCGCTTGCGTATCAATATGGATACGGTGAGCAGTATGAATACGAGGCACTAAAAGCTATTAAAAAGGCTTTTAGTATAGATATAGATATGAATGGCAGCCTTTGGCGCTTTTGTGACTCTCATCAAATCATATTGAGAAGTAATAAGCGCAGCGCCAAAAAAGCGGAATTAAGAGGAATTCAAAAGGCTTTTGAACTTTGGGAGGTTACCAATGAACACAATCAATAGATCATTCCTGGTCTCCATGATTAATTCCATGAAAGTAAACGGTTACACTTCCAAAGCAATTAACAACGGTCTAAATAAGCTGTTAAAACAGGCTAGCAAACTAAATAAACTAGGTTGGTACATTGCAGCCGATAAGTTAAAAAGGTGGATCAATGCGCCGATAGAGTCAGATTTTACACCGTTTAAACCATGGGCAATTGGTAACTCAAAGCTACCATTTTTATCATGGTCTACACTTCCCGGCGTCAATTGTCCCGGCGCTGGTGTGTGTTGGTTAGGTGGTACGGGCTTTTGTTACTCAATAAAAGCTTGGAGATACCCGAGCGCATTCGCAAGACAGCTTCAAAACACGATCCTAGAAAGCGGCCACTTCGGAAGGGCGGTAATTTTACAGCATTTAGACAAACAGCTTGCCAAACCTAATTTTAAGAATATGGATAGAGTAACTTTACGGCTTTATGTAGACGGCGATTTTCATTCGCTCGATGTGTTAAAATTTTGGTTAGATGCAATAAAAGCCCGGCCACAGTTGGAAGTTTACGGGTACTCTAAGAGTTTACATCTATTCAAAGAACTAGCGGAAACAGGCTACAAATTCCCATCCAACTACACTCTAAACGGTAGCGCCGGGAGTGTATACCAAGATACACAAACGGCGGCGGAGGTGGGCCAATTGTCATTCTTTAGAGGTGAATTCATAGCTGTACCGGTGCAAAAAAGCACGCTCAAAGCATGGAGAGCCGGCGCAATGGATAAAGCCCAAGCGCATGAGATAAGGTCTCAATTTAATGACAAGATCTTCATTTGTCCGGGTAAGTGCGGAGAGTGTACGAAACAGGGACACGCGTGCGGGAATAATGACACGTTTAACAATGTTAAAATAGTAATTCCGGCGCACTGAATGAAGAATACTATTCTAATTTTAATTACAATTCTCTTTCTTGCTATGATGCCTCTTGAGTGGGTATCGGTAAGCGCCGGGAGTTATTCGCAAATATCTTTTAATTACTTCCAACTTATAGGCTTAATCATAGTCTATTTATTCTGGAGGTTATTGAAGAAAATAACGGAGGAATAAAAAATGAACAAAAAAGAAAAACTAGCTTTAATTCTTGCCGCATGGGCTTTTATAGCACTCCATGCGCTGGAGTTGTTTTTTAGATATTCAAACTAGAATGAGGTTTAAAATGAAAAAAACAATTAAAAAAATAGACACTTTGGACGATTGTTTAATGTGTACAGATGATGGGTATAGAATTAACCGGGACGGTTACACTCTATGTAAACAACATTACAATGAAGTTGAAGATTTATTCTTACAGATAGAAAAGAATAAAAAACCAGATTAACTGACGAGCCTTAAAACATAGGCGAAACGGCGCTAAATTTGCGCCGTCTTAATCAAACAGTGAGGAATGAAATGATAACAACCTTTAAACAATTTCAAAAATCTAGTCGAATGCTGTTCGGAAATCTGCCGCATCATAAAAAAGAAATGATAGATATTACCGGAAATGATATGTGGAATGATGAGCTAGAATTTTTACTAGTGTATGATGCAAACTGCTATATTTATGCGGAATTGGATACGAGCGGAGAATGGTTTAACTACTATCTATGCCTTTTGACCGCTGAATATACAGACACAAACCTTGCAAAATTAGAGCGCATTCTCTTTGATGATTGGTACAAACCGGAAATAATGGATGTACTCATAGATTAACTGACGAGGCCTAAAAGGCCGAAACGGCGCTAAATGCGCCGTCTTAATCAATAGTGAGGAATGAAATGTATATAGTAATGATTTATTCGGATTCTTGCGACCCGTGGGCTTATGGAACTTTTAAAAGCCTTAAAACCGCTCAGAAGTTCGAAAAAGAATATAAATCAAAATGGAGTAAGCGAGATTGGTATCAATTACAAGCGCATATAATCAAACTAGATAAACGGAGTTAAAAAATGAAGACTAAACACAAACGCCAGCGCATTTTCACTTCAAACGGCAGCGCAAAAAGAAGCATGAAAAGCGCACAGCGCATGATTTGGAAAGATACAAACGGCTTTTCATACTATCAAACGAAACAAAGCGGAAACGCAAAGACTGAGATCATATGGCAGCCGGTGCGCCATGTTACCGGTGATATATGGATTCTTGATCATACTAAATAAACGCCACTAAACCAAAAAAGCCCGCTGCAAAGCGGGTTTTTTTTTGCTCTCCACTTGCTCCAAAATCTCAAATAAACTAAGCCCAAGGATGGATTTTATTCTATTATTATATTATTCAGCGACAATTTTTTTTTTTTTGATCATTGAATTTCTAAACGATAACCGATCCCGCGATTTGGATTTCACCATACATCGTTTCAAATTTTCAACTCTTGTATCTTCTGGCCACCATTCCAAAACTAGCATACAATGAGTTTCATCATTGATTAATCTGGCGAATTCACAAGATTTATCACTATGATGTGATAAAGTGCATTTATTAGCTTTAATCATTGGGAATAAATAAGAGCAGAATAAGCAGAATAAGCAGAATACCTCTCTATAAAGTTATTCTGATTTACCATACTAGGCAGAATAACTATTTGGACTTATTCTGCTTATTCTGCTTATTCTGCTTCTCAGGAGTCCCACCCTAATCCAGTAAATCATCGATTTCAGTAGTTAATTTGCGATAATGACCTCGTTCCAGCTTCTCAATCAAGCCCTGGGTGATCATTTTATCGATCCAATTATAGATTGCTGCTTTGCTGGTAAGTCTCATAGTTTGCTCCAATGCAGTACCGAATTGCTCCCAACTAAAGTTCGCTCCACCGCTTGCAATGGCTTTCAATACTTTCTCTTCATTCGATTCTTTTGGATCAGTGAGCCAGAAGATCTCATTCTTTGGCAGTGGTCTTAAGTAATCAAAGTACAGTTTCTGTTTCTCAGACTCATCGTGATAGTTATGCAGTTTCAATGCTAGTGGTACATTATGAAACTTGCTATGCGCCCGGACCTTGGTGATTTTCATCACCTTCACTCCTTCGGCTCTTTTGGTATTCGCGAGCTGACAGATAAAGTCCAGACTATTGGTATATGCACTTCCACCCAGCATCTGTGAAATATCGATCGGCGCTGGCACATCTATCTTTTTGTGGTGTGACACCATAATAATACTAAGATTATATTTCTGCTTCAGGTTGATTAGTTTCCGTAACACTTCCATCGCCATCTCATTTTTCGATACATCCACTCCCACACTGGTATTAAGGTTATCAATCACCAGTACATCCACATCCGTATGTCGCAGATTCGCTTCTATAGCATCATACTTATCTGTGAACAGGTCCCGCTGCCCTGAAGACAAAAACACACAGTTCTCTTCGAACCGGTGCGCTTCCACCGGACACTGCTCCAGGAGCGTTTGACTCGTCACCTTGATCAGCCGTGCAAAGCCTTCATCTTTCAATTCAAACTGCACATGCATCACCCGTTTCGGTTTCGGTATATTGAAATTCATAAACGGAACTCCCATCGCGATACAAGTGGAGAGCTGTAACGAGAACACTGATTTACCTACATTGGTAGCCCCGGCAATGCCCAGTATATCTTTCTCGTATAGTAAAGAGTCCACGATTGGTATTGGCAGTTCCTTAAATGTGGACATAAACTGCGCTGGAGAGAATGATGGCATCCCGCCAAGATCCACCGGATCATCACCGAATGGTACTGCAAGTTTCCATAGTGAATCGATAGAGTTATATTTGAGATAGTCTGTTATATCATACTTCTCCGGCTCACCGTTCCACTCCACAATGCTCACCTTGCGCCCACTCTTGAAAAGCGCAGAAGCAGTTTTCTTTGCTCCTTCCTTGCCTTTTTCGTCATTATCATAGGCAATCACTATATTATTATATTCATCCAGGACGGTTAGATCTTCAGGTAATGCACCAGCTCCCGATGTAAACGTAGCTGCATTGGCTCCGTGGCAGTATGCAGTGACTACATCCTTTTCTCCTTCGCACAGCAAGAGAGTGCTGCAAGGTCCGATGGAAAACGGAGACGGATAGACCTTGCATTTTGCACTCCCGAACTGTGAACCTTTGTGATACTTCACATGATCATCAGCGATCCTGAATACCAGTTGTAATTCTTTCTTATCATCTCGCCTAATGCCCACTCCCAGCATATCATCCATGGCCTTATCATTCCATGGTAACTTTAAATTTTTAAGTATTTGTGCATTATTCTTTAAATAATTAGTTCTACACTCATCATAGTTACTCTTCTCCACTGCTTCGGTAGGCTCCAGTGGACGAGTATGCTTTAGTTTATATTCCGCACTGGCTGTTTTTTCTTTATATTCCCCAAAGTTCCAATGTTCATTGCACTTATGACAGAATGCATAGTCTCCATTGATCTGTATAGAGCCTTGTTTCCTGGTGGAATCATCACAAGCGGGACACCATGCCCGCTTGCCGTCATTGGAAACTTTATCAAATTTCACAATTGTGTTTTGAGTTTATGCAACGCTACACAGTGCCTGAACACTTGCGCTCCGGCATCGAGTTTCTCCCGTGAGATCTCGTGCCTGTGGAACTTCCCATCTTCCTTACCGAATCGCATGATCATTCCATGATCTACTTGTGCTTTGGGTTGTGCAGCTTCATACATGGCAGTGTAAGCACCTAACTGAACAATCATTTCCGGGTATGGTCCATACTTACTCGTCTTCCAATCTACAATCACCAGTTTACCATCTATTCTGCCTATAGCATCGATAGTACCACCGACCCGCATTTCCTCATTCACAAGCGCCACTTCCGTGCCTAGCGCCTTGAATTCAGCCTTATCATACCATTGCTTAAAGCCGAAGAATGCTTTCATTGCTGCTTTCTCCTGGTTTGGAGTAAAGTCTCTGGTATCCACATCAAATCCTTGGAAGAATCCTTGGATCAGTATATGGCACAGAGTCCCGATTTCACCCGCATCCCGCATCACTGCATCGGCATCATCGCCTTGCGCCGTGACTCTTTTAGCCCATGCGATGAGTGTGTTCTTGTTCCATCCCAGCATATTATTAATGATAGTGGTCACGCTGCTGGCACGTTTCCCATCCTTTAGGACATAATTTTGCCCGTGTAGCTTGGTTTTACCCATGGTTGTCTCCTGTTAGATTATCGATCCACTGTTTTACTATGCTAAGAAGCATTAAAAAGATAAACGTACCTATTGCAAAGAATAGAAACGCGAGTCCTAATACCATTGCTTCCACGCACCATTCGGCTACATTGATTATGAACATTCGTTACACTCTTTGATCAGATGTTCTAATCTATGTAACCTGACTAGCATACTTAGATTCAGCACCAGTATGCACAGCATAGTGAATTCCCAATATGGGAAATATTCTACACTGAAAAGTGCTTCCCAGTAATATCTCATTTATTGCTCCTTGGTTTCACACATCTATGTTGTTCCCAAGTCAATCTATTATTTTCTAATATAACTGCATTGACTGTTCTCCAATCTGGTAATCCAATCAAATCACAAAGTTGTATAATGTCCACTTTTTGATTTCTATTAAGATTATCCCAATCTCGCTCCATTGAAAGAATAATTTCTCCAATGTCACTCTTTTTTATTTTTACATATTCATCATTCATGTTGTCTCCTTTGTTGTTATTAAATCTTCCTCACCATGGTAGCATCCACCAGGTTGCTCAACCATTCTTGTCACACATCTTTTTTAGTAGATGTATTCTGCACTTTAGGTGAGGCATTTCATTATCTCGTAAGCCACTTGTGGCACTATGGCGTTTCCGAGTCCTTTAAGTCTGTCCACCCGCTTGGGAATCCCATTAGCCACTCTACCCACGTTGGGTTCGGTACTCCACCAAGTTGATCTGGCAGAGTCGGTGTATTGTCTCCTTTGGAACGAGTTCGCCAACTCTTTGCAGACATTCCTTTCCAATCTCTGGCTGTTGGAGTTCGAAACGACAAATGTTCTGCGTCTTCTGTGAGATGCCCCAAGTCTGGAAGCGGATAAAGTGAACCAGATTGAATCATACCGCATCTCGGTAAAATCTGTGATAATTCTATCAAGTCCCCGAAGATTGAGATTTGACGAGTTTTCCACAATGACCCATTCTGGTCGTAAGACGCTAATGATCCTGGCAAATTCATTCCAGAGTCCGCTTTCTTTTCCATCGATTCCTTTTGGTTTTTCGATTGCATTTTTAGCACTTGTTATGTCCACGCATGGAAATCCTCCCGTAATAATATCCACATATCCAAATTCATCATCCCATTGGGAACATCCAATACAGGCACAATCAGCAAAATCTTTATCATGCCTGTCACACCACATAGTTTCTCTATCACCATAAATATCTCTGTACTCATCTGTAAATCTGTAAATATCTCTAACATCTTCTATTATTGGTACACCAGGAAAATTCTTTTGTAATACTTTCTGAGCATATTTCTCTATCTCACAGAAGCCAACAATATCGAGTTCATTGCCCCAAGTCCATTCAGCGGCAAGTGCGAATCCACCAATCCCACTAAATAGGTCAAGCATCCGCATATTATCTGCACTGCGGACATGGTATCTTTTTCTTCCCGATTGCGGGTATCGCACCTAGTGGATAGATTATATGAGCAATATGATAGATACGCTTATTCACATTCTCCCAACCTCTACCGCATTTAGAGCAAATCTTGAGATGCTCATCCACTACATATTTGCGCCCACGTTTATCTTCGGTTATTTGTTTAAACAGCATTTTTTCACTTTCCTCCCCGACCCACAAATGCACCGCGAATTACGTCCCACAAGCTTCTTCGCTTGGGCTTCGGTGCAATTGAACGGGTCTCGTCTGTATTGTTTGATAAATCCACCATAGCCACCGGCGGCTTTGATGAGCTTCGTTTTGAAACCTTGTACATTCTTCTGAGGTTTCTCTTTCGAACCCATGCTGAATGCGATTCTTTTTTTGTCTTCTGGCTGCTTACTGGCATCACCCACAACTCTCCCGTACCTTACTCGTTATATCATGCTCTCTGCCGTTTTTATCTATAAAAGCAGCAAAGAACACTTCACTATTCTGTCTGCGCCCCATCTTGGTTTGCATATCTTTCACAAAATCGTTGTATTCAAAAGCCAGTACCAACTCATCAGCCCATTTATCAGTGTGATCATCGAATGCGATGCTGCCTGTGTAGTGTGGTTTCATCAACTATACTCCGGGAATCGTTTATAAGAGTAGAACCAGTTACGGTCTTTTGTTTGTCCATTCTTGGCTGTGGAGATTGCAAGTTGCAATGTTTTCTGATTATCATATGGCACATAAGCGATCATTTCGTCATAATAAACGGCGATTATATCCACCCGTCCTGTATTCACATATTTCTTAGTATTAACTTCAATGGAAGTCTCGGTTCTAGTGCTATACACTGACTTAATCTGCACTCGT